TTTTTGAACTACCCGGCTATGCCAATTCTTGGATGACTGGCCGCGCTTTTTCGACCCTAGAAAAAACACGTCGCACGATAACGAGGCCACTATTACGTATAAAGATGGATGATTGGCTCGCATTTTTAGGGCTTTATATTTCTGAGGGTTCATTGTGGCGCAAGCATTATGGCATCTCCATCTGGCAGAAAGAACGACGACCAGAAATGGAAATGATCCTGAAATGTCTGCCGTTCAACGTGTTCTGGAATAAGGGATGCTGGCACATAATGGATTGCAGATTGAATCAGTATCTAAAACATCTCGGATTGTCGAGCGAAAAATATGTACCACGGGAATTCTTGGATCTGCCAGCGAGACAATTAGAAATTTTATTACGGTCGTTAATGTTGGGTGATGGACACATACGGAAAGATGGCCGCCGCGCCTATTATACGAGCTCCAAGCAATTAGCGGACGATGTCCAAGAGATATTTCAGAAAATTGGTCGCGAGGCGGTTCTCTTGTGTCGGAACAGAATCGGTCAAGCAGTCGGAATGCCGTCGGGAGGCATCACCCGATATTTGCAATATGAAGTACTCGAACGGCGCGATTATGATACCAGGGTGGGAGATTTGAAACGCACTTTTTTGCCCTATAATGGAATCGTTTGGTGCATAACTGTACCTAATCACACCCTTTATGTACGACGAAATGGAAATGCGATTTGGTGTGGTAATTGCCAGGATCATATCGCCAGCGCGTTCGGCGGCCTGAACCGGATGGACTTCAGCGGCGAGAGGGTAGACTTCACTGTGACGCCTATCCCCTTCGATAAGGCGAGGATCAAGGAGTTCGAGCGATATCTAATGCTATTCTTCACGGGCATATCCCGGCATGCCTCCGAGGTCGCGGCAAGGCAGGTGGCGAGGATCGGGGAGAATGGCGCGGCCCTTGAACGCATGACGGCTATGGTCACTGACGGCCAGAGACTTTTAATGACGGGGCAGTTCAGGGACTTCGGATTACTGCTCGAAGATTCTTGGCAGCTCAAGCGGAGCCTGGGGGCGAGCAACAGCAAGGTGGACACGATTCACGATGCGGCGATGAGGGCCGGAGCCTTGAGTACGAAAATACTGGGTGCGGGGGAGGGCGGCTTTATGCTAGTATTGACGGAGCCGGATAGGCGGATGGAGATCCGGGCCGCGCTGGGGGATCTGCTTATGGTCCCCTTCGAGTTCGAGGCGCAGGGGAGCCAGGTCGTGTATTATTCGGGGGAGTAATGGCGGGAAGTAAAGTAAGAAAGGGTGGCAAGAAAAATCGGAAGATCGGGCGGACCGCCGAGAAGTGCAAGTACTATCGCAGCAGGATGACTAGAGAAAAAAATAAAGAGCGAAAGCTAAAGAGGCACATCATATTTCAGCCGAGGGACGAAGTTGCCAAGATCGCGCTAAGTAAAGTCTGGGAGAAATAATGGATCGAGTGGAAATAACCAGTAGGGGAGAGAAGGCGCTGCTGATCGGCATGATAGAGCGGGCGGCCCTTGATCTAACTCTATCGATAGACAGCAAGTTCTATCAAGACGCGACAGAGTGGCTTACAAGCGGCGCGAACGATTGCGGCGCGTACTCCTTCGTCGGGGCATGCGAGGTTTTAGAACTCGATCCAGATGAGATGCGGAGGCGGATAATGGGGTTCATCACGGGGATAAAGAGGGCAGCCTAGCGATGTTGAGCGAATGGAATGGTTAAGGCTTCATCGTAGAACAAAAAAGACAAGCTCATGAAAAGCAAAACGAAAAAGAAGAAAGGGGTTGTAATTCCGCCTAAGAATAAAGTCAAGCACCCCGGCGGCAGGCCGACGAAGTTCACGCCGGATAGACGGCAGAAAATACTTGAGGCCATAAGAACGGGAGCGAGTCTAAAGGCCGTCGCACACTACGGCAGGATCTCTTACGATTGCCTGCGAGACTGGATTATCAAGGGATCTGAAACTACTAAGGAAGACAATGAGTATTTCCAGTTTTTCCAGGATGTTAATGAGGCGCTAGGGACTCTGCAAGTAAGAAGCCTAGCAAGCATACAGAAGACTGGACTTGGCGGGGTAGTGATAAGCGAGAAGACAATTTCTAAAAAGAACGGCGACCAGGAGTTCGTTAAAACCTACTCGCAACCCCAATGGATGGCCCTTACGTGGATTATGCAGCACAGATTTAGAGAGGAATGGGGCGATGGAGTTGAACTGGGCAAAATGGAAATACCTGAACAACCCAAGCCCCTGATAACTTTGAAGAGGGAGACGATAGACATCTATGACCCGGATAGACTCGCGCGCCTTATCAGCGCGTTTGGCGAAGCTGGATTTATCCCAGAGGAAGCGACTGCTCTCCTCGTTGCGGGCAATCCTGCCTGAGCCGAAAACTACCAAATATTTCCCGCCAGAATTGAGCGAGAAACAGCAGGCGTTTCTCTGTCTCGATTGTCGCGAGGCTCTATATGGAGGCAGTGCCGGACCGGGGAAAACGTACACGCTTCTTCTCTGTGCGCTTCAATATGTTGATGTTCCCGGTTACTCCGCCCTTCTCCTACGACGCACTTTCCCGGAGTTGTCAAAAATCGGATCTCTCATACCCAAATCAAAAGAGTTACTTCGCGGAACTGATGCAGAGTGGAATGAACAGAAAAAAACCTGGACCTTTCCTAATGGCGCAGTAATTGAGATGGGACACATGCAACGAGAGGACGATAAATTTAATTACAGTAGCGCGGAATACCAATTTATAGGTTTTGACGAGTTAACGGAATTCACTGAATCGCAATATCGTTTTATGTTTTCAAGACTTCGGCGGCTAGAGAAAATGAAACAAGTTCCCTTGAGGATGCGTAGCGGAACAAATCCAGTCGGGTCAGGTGCGCCCTGGGTTAAACAACGATTCATCACGGAGGGGAACAAGGTCGTCAGAGAAAAGGTAGCCGAGCAAATAATAGAATATGAGCGAAGATTCGTCCCGGCGAAATTGGACGACAATCCATTTATAGATAAAACTTCTTATATCGGTAGCCTTGGCAACCTTGAACCGCATCTGCTCCAGGCCCTTCTTGATGGCGACTGGGACGTCAAGCCTCCTGGCAAGATGTTCCGGCGGGAGAAGTTCAGGATAGTGCCGGTCGCCCCCGCAGAGTGCTGGTGGGTCCGGTTCTGGGACCTAGCCGGGACGGACGAGGAGAAGGCGGGGACGAACACGAGCTGGACGGTCGGCTTGAAGATGGGCACGGACGGGAGCGGGATTTACTACATCGCCGATGTAAAAAGAGAAAGGCGCGATCCAGCGGGTGTCAAGGAACTGGTAATTCAGACGGCTATGGACCCGCAAGATGGGCCGGAAACGCCGATCTTCATTGAACAGGAGGGTGGTTCGAGCGGCAAGGCGGTCATTGACGACTATGTGAAGTCGCTACCGCTGTTCAAGGTCGTGGGCCGCCACCCGACGGGGCGAAAGATCGTGCGGGCCGTTCCATTCGCCAACCAAGCGGGGGCAGGAAACGTGCGGTTAGTGCAAGGGGTATGGAACAATGCATATCTTGACGAGATAGAGCAAGTGCCGTCAAAGATGATGGATTCCTGTGATGCCTCATCAGGCGCCTATAAGGAACTTGTCGAGGGTTCATGGTCAGCGTCGGGCGAACTGGTACAGACATTCGGGGAATATGCGAGGCCGGACTGGTAAAGAAAGGGGATGATGCCAATGTACCCTAACTATCCAGGGGAAACGAAGTAGTGGGGGCCGCATCCACTTAAAACACGTTGAGAAAAAAAGATTGCGTAGAAAGGTGAATAAGCGTATATAGGAATTGAACCGGGCGGCTGGGGTTCCGGCGAAAGCTGGACGGGTTTCATTGCCCCGCTCCTTCCCCCGCCGCCCTTAAATTATGGGAAGAGTCGATAATATAAGAGAGAGATTATGAAGGCGAATACCAAAGTGAAAACACATGGCCAAGGCTAAGACAAAACCGGCTAGAAAATCCGCTAAAACCTACGCCGAGGTGTCGCCAAAAGCCAAGCCAGGGCCGCTCGACACCAAGGAGATATCCACAGTAGATAGCTCCTTCTACGGGAAACTCCAGCAGTACAACCCAGACGACCTCGTGGGGAAGAAGGGACTGACGATCTACCGCAAGATGTCGGTGGACGAGCAGATCAAGGCCGCGATCTATACTAAAATATTCGCCGTGCTCTCGTCGGGCTGGGAGATCCAGGCCCCGAAGCTCCCCAAGGAGGAGAAGGAGATGACCGACGAGAGCAAGGAGTTCGTCGAGTGGAACTTCGAGGAAATGGAGGGCCACTTTGACTCCAAACTCCAGGAAATGCTGACTGCGCTCGTGTACGGGTACGCGATTGGAGAAAAGATTTTTCACTTGATAGACTACGGGAGGTTCAACAGTAAGATCGGCCTGAAGGATTCGAAGTTTCGCAGACCGGAGAGCATCGAGTTCGAGACCGATGAGCACGGCAACATATCGGATAACGGCGTGGTACAGACCGGCAAGAAATTACCGAGAGCGAAATTTCTGATTTATTCATACAGGAAGCAGTTTTCAAATTTTTATGGTCAGTCAGATTTGAGGGAGGCGTATCGTGCGTGGTGGCTAAAGGACACAATTCTCAAGTACATGTCCATCGGCCTTGAGCGATACGGTGAGCCAGTAGCAAATATCTCACACAAAGGATCAATAACGACAACACAGAGGACTGCCTTAGAAAACTTTCTCAAAAACGTTCAGGGTCGTAGCGGTCTTATCCATGATGAAAATATAACGCTGGCCTTTCTCTCGCCGACCTTCCGGGCCGATATGTTCATCACGGCCATCAATCTCTACGACACTCACCTGCGCATCGCCATCCTCATGCCGGGTCTAATGGGTATGGCCGCCGAGGCACAGGTCGGGAGCCTCGCCAGATCGGGAACCGAGTTCAACGTATTCCTATGGATTATCAACCAGCTACGGTTAGACATAGAGACATGTATAAACGAGCAGATAGTGAAGCCCCTGATCGACTTGAACTACGAAGTCACGGGCGGCCAGTATCCCAAGTTCAAGTTCCGAGAGGTGGACGACGCCAAGGAAGCCGAGATATATCAGATGTGGCTGGCCGGACTGAATGTCGGGGCCTTGAAGAAGTTCCCGGAGGACGAGGCGAAGATGCGCGGGATGCTCGGCTTGGCGGAGAAGACCGACGAGGAGCTTACCCCGGAGCCGCCGCCTGAGTCGCCGGGCATGTTCCCGTCAGAAGAAGGCGGAGAAGAAACTCCGCCGGAGGGTGGCTTCCTGTTCCAGAATAAGGACGGGCATCTTTACGAGAGGGACTTCGATACCGAGGCCGAGTTGATAGAGTTCATTCAGAGTTTAAGCGATGACATCTGACGAGACGAGCCGCGACTTGGACTACTTGGAGGCCGAAGTTGCCCAACTCAAGAGCGCCCTGGCGAGGGTAAGCGGGAGCGCGGTCCCGCAATCACCTCGTCTCGGCCTAATCAAGATGTGGGCGGCAGGGATGGGCCTTAACCCACTAAAAAAATCATTCGCTTTTTGTCCAACGGGTGAGGGCGGAGGGATTGATAATAGTTGCTCATCAGGAGAGCCGGGGATCGAATCTACTCAAGGCAAATGGCGAGATGCAAAGCCGGAGGAGTTCGTTGCCCTGCGTAATAAGACCACTAGACCGGGATTTTTATCCGCGAATACAGCACAGGATTTAAGGGACCATAAGCTAATTATTAGCAATGATAGGAAAGTAGGGGCCGCAATATCTCACGACGGAGATATTCAAAACGTATTTAATAATGGCGGCCCGAAGGGGGCAGCGGCTCAAGTTATGATGCGGGCTATTGATAAGGGTGGACGAACATTGGATTGTTTTGATGGTTTTTTGCCCCAATATTATGCTCAATTTGGATTTAAAGAGACGGGGCGAATGAAATTTAATTCCGATTATGCTCCCAAGGGGTGGGATTCGAAACATGGGCAACCGGATGTCGTATTCATGCAATGGGTTGGATATCCAGATTCAAAAGGGGCGATCGTTCAGAAACTAACAGAGAAAAAGAATTGGAGACCACATGGAATCTCAAACAAATACTACAACGACTGGGATAAGGGGAAAGAGGACTCTCGAAGAGCAGCGAGTCCTAGATCTAGTGATAAAAAGTCGCGGCCAAAAGTACGTACGGCAGAACGAGAAGCTGATACTCGATCAGGCGCGGGCATTGGGGGAATTGCCCGAAGACTAGATCGGTCTTTTGTGTTAGACGGCTACTCCTCCGCCCTCATGGGCTTTGACTTCGCAGACGCCGAGACGCTGGATTTGGCACGGAAGAAGTTCAGCGACTACCTTGCGGAGAGCGGCGTCGATAAGGATCAAGCGGTGAGTGACGCGCAAGGTCTGAGCCATTCCTGGGAGTTCGCAACGTACGCGTTCTGCCCGACGGGCGAGGGCGGGGGAATAGACAATTCATGCAGCCCGACAGGAGAAACGGGAAATTTAACTAAACCACAAGAGCAATCTTTCGGTGATTATACTTTGAGATATGAACCGAATAAATCCGCGTTGCCATTATATGATAA